AATTCGTTTTGTTCTTTTTTTTTTTCTTCTTATCTCCGCGTTTCATTAAAAATAAAATTGCACTTGCTCTACTTACCATCTAAGATGAACCCATTAATACAGGATCAGGCGCACCAGCAGGAGATGCAGCTACAGCCATATCATCTTGCCTTGTCCGTCTAGCTTGATTACGTAAGCCTAACATTCCTGATTGATATTCACCTTGCCATACTGGAAGCGTTTGCCAATCTTTCATATACATGGTAGCTTCCATCATACATCCTGCAAAGAGAGCTTCATAACAATATTCACTAAGATAATTACTTATAGTCACACTCGTACCTGTAGCAGATGCTAGAGGGAGTGGTGATGATTGTGTTTGTATTTCAACTGTAAGTGCTGAAACTGGGGTAGGGACTATTTTTATACTTGAGTTGTTACGCCTTGTATAGTATCTAGGCGTTCCTGTAGATGCACTTACAGGCCAGTAGTCATTCACATACTCTACTGTCCTTTGAAGAAGATTTGTTACTGTTGTTCCTGTGCTAACTTTATAGTTTACATTACGAACAATTCTAGCTCTATCACTTAAAGACACAGTTCCTGCATTACCAGAAGACACAGATATTGTTGCGTATTCATTTAATCCAGCATCATCAAGATCTTTAACCATACGTAGTTCTGTCTTATAGATAATTGTAGACACCTGAGTAGCAAACTCAGTAGAGTCATTCTCAGTCGTATTGATTAAGTCTGTCTTTAAGTAAGAGTAATTCGGCATACTAACCTACATATAAAGTAATTGTTGGAAGCATTGTTCCTGTACCTGAAGTACTACAACAAACTACTCCATTTACACCTATGCCTAATTCTCCTATATACATATCATTAGAATCCGTAGCTCCAACCCTGTATCGTATGGCTGTGCCTTTAGCAGTCTTATTTGTAATCTGCCTTGCACCTGTAATTTCTATTTCACCTGCTAATGTAGAGTAAGTATGTACAGCTAAAATTCTTGTAGTGGTTGGACGGTTATTACCTGTTCCATTATTACCTACAGTTGCATTACTATCTACATATCTAAACAGAGTTTTAACTTCACCATTAATACTTGTATTGGTAGCTGCTTTAATATTTGTACTCATATCATCTCCTTATAATAATGAGGAAGAGGCTTTGCACCTCTCCCCCATATATTAATTAACCTGCGCTACCGAAGTAACCACGCCAATCAGAAACACCAAAGCTATAACGCTCCCGTGCCTTGAACCGAAGATTACCAGTATCGAAGTCTGGCTCCATCTTGGTCTGAAGTGGGGTACGGTTAAACATCTTAGCACCATTAGGTACATCAGTCTTGACGAAGTAAGCGTCAGTGTCTGTGAACCTACGGTTGATGTAATAACCATCAGGTAACATACCAAGGTGACGAGTAGCATTGATTGCATTGTTGTTAGGGTTAGCAGCAGCAGCACTCGTTTGAGTATTACCGGGGCTAGACAAAACACGGTCTGCAATTGCCCATGAGTCAACTGGGATGTGTAGACTTTTAGCACTTGCACCAATCAAGATACCACGATCATCCGTAATCTTCTGGATGTTGGTTAGAATGGTTTCAAGTGTAGCCTCTGACAGGTCAGCAGCAGCAGCTAAGTTGCTCTGATTACCAGCAGAGATAGTTGGGTGTGCAGCAGAAAAGAATGCAGCACCATCACCAATAGCATCTGAGAAGCCATTGTTGAATAGATTTGCAGCTTTAACCTGCTTAGTGTTAGCCATTGCACGAGCAAGACCTCTAGCACGAAGCTTGGCAAACGTATCATAAAGATTGTCTTCCATTGCTTCTTCTGTAATGGCAAATGCCAATGCTACAGTCTCAGCCGTATAACGGGCTACATAACTCTCTTGTGCGTCATCATAAGTAACGGCAGCACCTTCACCTTTAGTTGGCGCAGAGCCAAATCCAGTGAATAGTACTTCTTCTTCAAAAGCACGATCTGAGTTTTCAATTTCATAGAGAGGTTTATGCTCATCATTAACTTCTCCATACTCAACTCCAAACACAGCATTTAAGCCGGGAAGGAGTTCTTTACTAATACTAGCTCTATTTATAGCCATAATAAATCCTCCCTATTAAGCACTAGATGCTGTTGCCGTGACATAATTATCACGGTGTGTGTTAAGATATACTTCAACGATTGGATATGCATCACCATCACTCTCGTCAGGTAGTTGCGCTCTACCAATAACCCGTGCAGGAAGTTCTGTTTCTGCACCTGAAGAGGCCATTAAGTAGTAACTGGATTGACCAGTTGTAGTGCTTCCTGAAGATGCTGTTGAACTGACGGTTACATTGTAGTTCTTTACAATGAGAGCTTCAGCAGCAGATAGAGTTAGTGAACATTGAATGTGATAAGTTTGATCGGCATTAGTAATGACGAAAAACTTAATATCTGAGGCACTAGTTCCACCCGTCCAGTAACGTGAGAATTTTTGTTCTCCATTTTCAACATACTGACAACCCATGAAAACCCCTGAAGGCTTAAGAGTTGAAGCAATAAATGGTGAGATAGTTGCAAAGTTTGCACCCGGCAGAACTACTGGATCACCAGTGAAAATGTTGTTAGTAGGTGTTCCTGCAAGGCCAGTAGATGACCAAGCAATGACATCAGTTACAGCTTCATTGTTGTAACCTCCACCTTTCATACGAGCAGGAGTAAAGCCACGAAATGCTTTAGTAGTAGACATGTGTTTCTCCTATGGTTAAAAAGAAAAGCTTAGTCTTGAAAAGACGGTTGCCTTCCTTTTGTTATTACTGACTTACTTGAATTTGTAATCGGCATACGAGAGTTATTTCCACTCATGAGTTGTGCATTTACCGCATCCATCATGTCATTAGCTTTATTCTCATAATGCTTCCTTCTAGCCGTTACCTTTCCAGTTGGCAACTTTGCCAATGCTAAGTCTCCACGACAGACTGTTCCAGTATAACGACCTTCTTTCCTTACGAAGGATGTAATTGCAAGTTCAGGAACCTCATCAGGTGTTACAAATTCCCAACCCTGTTGTTGTTTCTTGCCAATATTAGTGATATCATCTTGTCCCTTTACAGATATGCGTAACCAACGTAATGACATTCCGTCATTGTTGAATCGTGCTTCTACCTCTTCAGGTATCTTGAGGGCATCTGGCTCCTCAAAGGTCCATTCTTCTTCTCTTGTATTGGCTTCTCGACTTGTATTACTACGTACTTCATTTCGTGTTGTCATTCTTTATCTCCCACGTTAATTTATGTTTGTATACCCGTCTGAGTCATCAATCTTTAACTTCTCAGCGGCATATCTTTCAAGCGGTATGTCCCATTTCTGTGCTAACCTAACATCTTCTTTTGATAGCTTAACCTTTTTAGAATTGGTTGGGGATGAACGTGACCCTCCCGATACTACTTGAGCAGGTTGTGACGTATTTTCCTGCACACGATTTTGGCTTTCCTCAAATTTTTGTGGAAAAGCCGATTGGATTCTTTTATTAATTTCTTGATAGAAGTCTTGATCTTCTGGATCATACCCTTCTCCTTTTAACTCTGCATCTATTGCTAGAGCAGCAGCAGTCATAACATTATCTTTACCAAACCAATCATTGTCAGAAGCCCATTGCTCTGCCCTTGGATCAGTCCTTTGAGGTGCAGGTTGACGCTGTACCTGTTGTTGTGGTGCAACTTCTTCCTGTATCTCCTGATAATTATTCTGAGCAGCAGTTACATTCTTAAGATCTATCTGAGCATCATTAAGCATTTCTTGTGCTTTAATAACTCTATCTTGATCTCCTTCTTCGAAAGCTTCAGCATAAACTGTTTTTGCTAATTCTATCTTATCAGTTAGTTGTTTCTCAGAAGCATCTAGGCTAGACTTCCCTAATACATTTACTTCTTTATCTTTTGTTCTGAGGTTAAAATTTAATTCCTCATTTTTTTGGATGAGAGCTTGAATTTGTTCATCACGTTCTTTACGCTGTCGAATAAGTTTCCTTATCCTTTTTTCCGCTCCCTTTGTTTCTATTCATACT